TGCGTATGGAAGTAGAAAATATGCTCAGCGAAATTAGAGATGGCGGGGATATGGAAGATATAAAAGATTTCTCCGCCGGCTTTGCCGAGCAGTTTAGTAAATAATATGGCTATGAATGGATGAATTCCCACAATCAACCACAGAACAAGATGGGTGTGTGTAGGACAATTCATAGCTGGAAGAACAAGAGGACAAGATAGACAAGATAAAGAGTGCGATTAGTAATTTTTTCATATGCTCAAATGTTAATTTAATGTAAAGCTACAAAAAAAATGTCTGGTTTAATCAGTATTAAAGGATTCGACAGCGAGATTGTAAACATCTGCCCAAACAATACGTCTGGAAAGATTGTGGAGATTGACGGCCTATATATTCAGCTGCCGGCCCAGCCAGACGACAAGGATATACTGTACCACAACCTCCCCAAAGAGAATCAGATGTGGAGCAGAAACGTTGTCCCGGACTCCATTGATAAAACAAAAACTATGGATGCGTGGATGGAGCAGCCAAAAGAGGTTCAGTCCAAATTCCTCCCGTATATTAAAGAAGAGTTCCGAAGGAGAAAAGAGGGGCTTTGGTTCTACAATAACGGTGTTCCAACATACATTACCGGTAACCATTATATGATGCTGCAGTGGAGCAAGATTGATGGCTCTTTTTATGGCAACTATCTAGACTTTCAGCGAAAACTGTTCATACACGCTGAGGCGTGTAAGGTTGACCCGAGATGCGTTGGGCAGTTGTTTGTTAAGTGTCGACGCTCTGGATACACCAATATGGCCTCCTCGATGATTCTAAGCGAGGGTACCGTAGCAAAAGACAAGGTGTTGGGCATTATGTCAAAGACCGGCTCTGACGCTCAAGAGAACGTATTTATGAAGAAGGTTGTGCGTATGTACAAATCATACCCGTTCTTCTTCAAGCCAATTCAAGATGGAACAACAAACCCGCGTATGGAGTTGGCCTTTCGTGAGCCTTCGCAAAGAATTACTAAAAGCAATAAGGCCGCCCAACAGGGAGAGGCGCTGAACTCGGTTATCAACTGGAGGAACACGGTGAACAACGCCTATGACGGAGAGCGTATGTATATGCTGTTTCTTGATGAAGCCGGAAAATGGGAAAAGCCAACGGATATACGAGAGGCGTGGAGAATCAACAGAACCTGCCTTATCGTTGGTAGAAAGGTTGTTGGAACAGCCCTGGTTGGCTCCACCGTTAATCCTATGGATAAGGGCGGTCAGCAGTTTAAGGACTTATGGCTGGATAGCAATCCATCCGAGAGAAACTCAAACGGAAGGACACGCTCTATGTTATACCGTATGTTTGTTCCAGCATACGAAGCACTTGAGGGATTCTTTGACAAGTACGGGAATCCAATCGTAGACACCCCAGAAGAGGCTGTGCTAAACAGTGATGGAGAGTATGTAAACATAGGAGCCAGACAATACCTAGAAAATGAGCGCAACGGACTAAAGAGCGATAAAAACGAACTTAACGAAGTAATTCGTCAGTTTCCGTTTTCTTCAGATGAAGCCTTTAGGGATTCTGTTGAGGGTAGCCTGTTTGACCTAGGAAAAATATACGAGCAGGTCAATTATAACGATATGATGTATCCGTCTCCAGTTGTTCGTGGTAATTTCCACTGGGCCGCCGGAGTAAAGGACACAGAGGTCCTGTGGGAGCCCAACGCCGAAGGAAGGTGGTATTTGTCTTGGATGCAAAGTCAGGACAAGAGAAACAGTAGAGCAAAGGGCCGAAGTGGACATTGGTCCCCTGGTAACTCCGAAATGGGAGTTGGAGGGTGTGACTCATATGACCTTGATTCTACGGTTGATGGGCGCGGCTCGAAGGGAGCCTGTCACTTTTACAACAAGTTCAATATGAACGACGTATCTAATATGTTTGTAGCAGAGTACGCGGAGAGGCCCCCGCTTGCATCTATATTCTATGAAGACGTCCTTATGGCTGCCGTGTTCTTTGGCTATCCAATTCTAATAGAGAACAACAAGTACGGAATAGCGAGGTACTTCGAGCAAAGGGGATATATAGACTATTTGCTAGATAGGCCAAAACACCTTGGTGGCGCCGCATCATCTTCAAAGACAAAGGGTATACCGTCAAACTCTCAAGAGATACTTCAGGCTCACGCCCAGTCAATAGAGGCCTACATACACAAATATGTTGGGGAGCGAGAAGATGGCTCCTATGGAAATATGTATTTAAACAGAACGCTAGAAGATTGGATTTCATTTAAGATTAACAATCGTACCAAATATGACTTGTCAATTTCAAGCGGTCTTGCCCTTCTTGCCGCACAGGTAAAAACAGATAAGCCGAAGTTGTCCAACTTCGAAGGAAAAGAATTTTTTAGACGGCATAAATACTGGACTAGGGATTCTATGTAATTGAACGTATATTTACGTATCTTTGCATTTGAGTTCTTCCGCGAAATGCTTTAGAAACAAAGATATGTCAACAGAAAAAAACATAGGGTCATTCCCAGACCCAACAGCCCCAGCCTTAGTAAAGGCCGGAAGCGATTATGGCAAAAAATACGCCAAGGCTATCCTAGGGCAGTGGGGAGGGGTTGACAACACGCAGGGTCTTTTCCAAAAGCGCCAGCGTGAGTTCGAACGAAACCGTGACTACGCACAAGGAACTCAAGACACCCGAATCTACAAACAGATTCTTAGCAGTCTAGACCCAACAAATAACGATGGAACACTTTTGAACATTGACTGGTCTCCAGTTCCAATCGTCCCTAAGTTCGTTAAGATTGTAGTTAACAAGATTTTGGCCCGAAAGCCATATCCAAATGTTGACGCTATCGACACCATTTCTCGCACAGAAAAAGAAGAGCGCAAGGCTCGAATCAAGGCTGCAATTGAAAATAAGCAATTCCTAAAGGAGATGCGCCAAATGGGCGTTCAGCTTATGGATGACATTGACAGCTTGCCGGACACCACCGATGAAGCGGAAATCTTCTTAGACACAAACATAAAGATAGCAGCAGAGATTGCGGCACAGATTTCAACAAACTTAACCCTAGAGTGGAACTCCTTTAACGACTCTGTTTTCCGCCGTGCGGTTGAGGACCTTGTCGTATGCGGGGTTGCGGCTGTTAAACGGGAAAACGACCCAAATCACGGAATCGTAGAGCGATATGTTGACCCATCTGGAATTGTTCATTCATACTCTGAGGACCCAACTATGCGTGACCTTGTTTACGCTGGTGAAATTCGTCAAATGTCAATCATTGACCTAAAGCGAATTGCAAAAAACCTAACGGAAGAAGAGTGGAAGAAAGTTGCTGTATCAAACCAAAGTAAATTTGGGAATGACTCCAGCAAGCTGAACTCTATGTGGTATGACCCAACTTCTGGGCGAAACTCATACGGGTATGACGACTTCCGAGTAACTGTTCTTGACTTTGAATTCATTGGACTTGACCAACAGATTTACGAAGAGAAGCAGTCTAAGTACGGCAACATAGGCTTTTATTATAAGGGAGAAGAATATAAGATGCCGACCCAGTCGGTATTTGACCGTAACCCATTCTATATGGATATTATGTGCGTGTATGGAGGTATTTATATCCCCGGAGCGGACGCATTGGTTTCGTATTCTAAGAAGAATAATCAACCAAGAAATATCCACGATATATCACGAACAACACTATCATACTCTATCGTCTACACGAATTTCCGACGTATGATGCCTAAATCTATGGTTAGCAGTATCGTTGGATTCGCTGACCAATTACAGATTACGCACCTGAAGATTCAGCAGGCAATTGCTAAAGCAAAGCCTGACGGAATTATGATTGACATTGAGGGTCTTTCTAACGTATCCTTGGGCAACGGTGGGGAGTTGTCTCCACTTGACATTCAAGATATCTACGAGCAGACTGGAGTTATGTATTACCGCTCAAAGAACCCAGAGGGCGGATTTCAAAATCCTCCAATTCGAGAGATAAACAATACCATTCGAAACATCAACGAGCTTGTCACACTTTATAATCATTACTTAGGTATGATTAGAGATGCAACAGGAATCAATGAGGTTATGGATGGCTCAACCCCCAAGGGTGAGGCGCTTGTTGGAGTTCGGGAGCAGGCTTTAGCGGCCGCCAATAACGCCATATACGACATTACGCACTCCTCTATGGTCCTTTATAAAAAGGTTTGTGAGGACATCATTAAATGCGTTCAAATACTGCCCAAAGACTCTGTTCTTTATAAGACCTACACAAAGGCAATAGGCAAGGAGTCTATGAATACGATTAAGGAGTTTGAGAAGCTTCCTATGTACAACTTTGGTGTTGTTGTTCAAACAGAAATGGACGACACCGATAAAATGTATTTAGAGCAAAACATTCAGCAATCTCTAGCCCAAGGCGAGATTGACCTAGAGGATGCAATTGCAATTCGTAAATTGCGAGACATTGACCAGGCTGAAAGGTTGTTGATTGTACGTCGCTCTAGACGAATTAAGCGCCGCCAACAGGAGGCTCAGCAGAACATTCAGAATCAAATTGACGCACAGACCTCCGCTGCTCAAGCGAAGATGCAAGCAGATTCTCAAATCGAACAGGTGAAGGCTCAGTCTAGGCTTCAGGTAGAATCTCAGCTAATGCAGCTGGAGATGCAAAAAATACAACTTGAATACCAGCTAAAGGCGCAACTAGAAAGCATCAAAGGGGAGAACGCTAAGGCTGCAGCTCAGGTTTCTGCAAATATGAAAAAAGAGCTAAATAATATGCAGGAAGACCGAAAGGATGACCGCATTAAAAAGCAGACAGCAGACCAGAGTAAATTGATTTCTCAACGCCAGGGTGTTCGCGGAGAAATTCAAGATGAATCGGAGGACTTAGGCAATTTATTCCGATAATTTTAATAAATTTGCACTATGGCAAACAGCTCCGTAAACCTTGATATCGCCAAGCGAGTAGACATCACCTGTCGAAAGGGAGATACGTTTACCGTTTCCCTAACCTTCACGGAGGCAAATGGGGACGCAATGGATGTTTCATCTCACGCATTCCGTATGGCCGTAAAGGAAACAGATACGTCTGTAGGAGATGTAATCAGCACAGGTGAGTTTGTTTTCGATGTGGACCCTGAAAACGTTTTGACAATTACTTGTCAGTACGACGCTATGGAAACAAAAGATTCTGGCGTTTATGTATACGACTTGCAAAGCAAGTTTGGTAATGTCGTTCGAACCTGGATTTATGGTATTTTTAAAATAAACGAGGACGTAGCGATATGAGCACCATCTCCATAGTTAACGGTGACCAGGTATCACTAGACGTAGTAAATAAAACCGTCGGTGGCCTTTCTGTCGTGTCGCAACCAACTAGCAACGTATCTATTGCTGGAATTATTTCCGGCAAGGGAGACTCTCATTTTGTATATACTCAATCTACTCCTGAATCAGTTTGGGAAGTAACTCACAATCTTGGGAAAAAACCATCGGTAACTGTTGTTGATTCAGCAGATACAGTGGTAATTGGAGAGGTTGAATATTTATCAACAAGCACTGTGCGATTAACTTTTGTCGGAGCCTTTAGTGGCAAGGCATACTTTAACTAACGAGATATGGCTATTAATTATCTATCTTCTATTAACCTTGGAAAACTGGAACTCCAGAATGCCAGGGTACACAACTTGGCGGGCGCTCCATCGTCTCCTGTTGCTGGTCAGATTTACTACAATACGACCGACAACACAATGTACTTCTACAATGGCACCGGATGGGTTGACACCAAGGGTGACATTCAAGAGGTTGTTGCTGGCGCTGGTCTTACTGGCGGAGGTACAGGCGGTTCTGTAACGCTTACCGTTGGCGCAGGAACTGGTATTGTCGTAAACAACGATGACGTTGCTCTTGATACGCTTCATACACGCAACGTAGCGCACGACAGCGTAACCCTTACGGCAGGTGCTGGTTTGAGCGGTGGTGGTGCTATTGACGCATCTCGCACGTTTACTGTAGGCGCTGGTACGGGTATCACGGTAAATGCCGATGATGTACAGTTGAAGAATGCTGACAACCTCACGCAGTATAAACTGTTGATGTGGGGAGCTAACCAGCTAGAGCAACCAAACATCACTCGCACGGTAGACGTTAGCAGCAACGAGACCATCACCTTCGGTGGCGCTGAGGTTGTTATCTCTGGTAACCTTACTGTAAACGGTACTACCACTAGCGTAAACTCTAACGAGGTTAACATCGGTGATTCAATCATCAAGTTGAACTCTGACGAGACTGGAGCAGCTACGCAGGACGCAGGTTTTGAAGTTGAGCGTGGAACGGATACCAATGTATCGTTCATTTGGAATGAAACAAGCGACTACTTCTCTACTGTAGACCAGAAGTTTCACATCGGTACTGTTGATACGATGACCCCCGATGGTACGGACTTCTTCTATATGTATGAGAATGCAGCGGGAGAGACTGGTATCATTAAGAAGGCTAACGTAAATACCGTTGCTGACCTGCTTGGCGCTCCTAAGTGGTTCACGCTTGATTCAACGCAAGATTCTGTCTCTAAGACGGGAAATGCATACACCATCACTCACGACTACAATACGCAGCGTATTATGGTTCAGGTTGTGGATTCTACAACTTTTGAAACGGTATTTGTTGATACTGCTCGCCCAAGCACTTCAACTGTTACCATCACGTTTGCAAATACTGTTAGTGAGGGTGACTACATCGCTATCCTTTCCGCAGCAAAGCTGAATGGTGACTCACTTGTTTATGAAGGACTGAGTCCATCGCCTTGATATCCTTAGTCTGGATAACGCTTGATGGGGCTGACTTAGGTTAAGCCCCATCTTTTTTTTTGTATCTTTGACGAATAGTATAGCGTTATGTCTCAAAAATTTTTAAGTCCAGTTAAACTCTCAGGAATAAGCACTGGCTCTATATTAAAGGTTGATTCTAATGGTGTAATTGTCGCTGCCGTTTCGGGCACTGATTACATAACATCATCCACCGCAAGCCAGTGGACAACCACGGGAAATGACATATACTATAACACCGGTAATGTAGGTATTGGAGAAACCTCCCCCGATGGACTCCTCCATATCAAAGGCTCCTCTCAGGCTACTGAATTCCATATTGAGTCATCTACTGGAACCGCTTCTACCTCTGGCGCTATAAAGATTGCACAGAACAACCGTAGCGCAGAAGACTTTGCTGGTGAGATGGTATTCTACGTTCAGGATAACAACGTAGGCGGTACTTATTGGCGTGAGGCTATGGCTATTATCAATAGTGGCAATATTGCTATTGGTAGCACAGACCCCGGAAACTATAGACTAAAAGTTACAGGTTCTGCAAACATTACAGGAGCCGTTACGCTGTCTAACTATGGCGCTGGTTTTTTAAAGGCTGATGCCAATGGACTTCTTTCTGTTGACACAAGCACATATATAACTGGATATACGGAAACCGATACGCTAGACAGCGTTACTGACCGTGGGGCTACTACAACAAATACAATAACAGTAGGCTCAGTGCTTATTTCCGCAACTGCTCCAATTCTTGATTTTGTTGACACAAATAGTTTTACCGATACAAACGATAGATTTAGAGTAAGGGCTGTTGGTAACGCTGGTCGTATTCAGTGGTACGATAGTTCTGCATCAAGTTTGCTTGACCTAATGCACTTCTCTATGGGTGGCGACGTAGGTATTGGTACTACGAGTCCTGGTGCCCGTCTTGAGGTTAAAGGTGATGGAAGCTCTGTAGATATATTTAGAGTTAGATATAATGATAGCTATTATACAGACTATAGCAGTAATCAATTAAACTTTACAGGCTCCAATCAAGCATATCAAATAAAAAATAATGGCTCTGCGGTAATAACAATAAACGCAAGCAGCAATGTAGGTATTGGTACTACTAGTCCGGGAGCTAAACTTCACGTTGAAGGTAACGCATTTTTCAATCCATACCATCCAGCAGTTATTTCTGGAGGTGGAGCTCCATATTATGGGGCAAACATAACGCTAGCTAGCGATATTGGAGCAACAGCAGGTGCTGTTCGTATTTGGTCAAGATATGACGGTACTGGTTATGCTGCTATGTCATTTGAGAGAGCTACTAACTCTCAAGCGTATGGTGGTAACCCAACTACCCTTACGTATAGCGAGGTTATGCGTATTAGTGGTACGGGCAACGTCGGCATTGGTACGACTAGTCCTACGTACAAGCTTGATATTACTGGAACTGTTAACTTCCTATCAGGAACTAATGACATAACATACCTTAGAGTTGGAAACAACTTAGACAGACAGCTACTGTTCAGTAATTTTACAAACCAGTCTAGGCTTAATGCTGGTCATAGAATAAATGCATCTGATTCTTCAGGAGCTATCGCATTAGCAACGGCCGGTAGTGATAGACTATTTATCACACCAACAGGCAACGTCGGCATTGGTACCACTGCTCCTGCATCTACGCTTCACGTTAGTGGAACCATAAGAGTTGACAATATCATCGGTGAAACGTATCCTTCAAATACGTTCATTGATTTTGACTATGACGAGACAGCTTGGACAAACAGCCTTGCTCTAGGCTCTATTGGAAGTGTTTTTTACCTAGCTGATACCAACAACAACTCAGCATCAACAACCCCTGCACATCAGTTCTTTACCGGTACAACGGATATTGATACTGCCACTGCGCTGATGACGATTCGTACTGACGGCAACGTAGGTATCGGGACTACGAGTCCTACCTCAAAGCTTACAGTTGAAGATACTATTGGTATAAAGAGAGCTGGGGTAGATGCAATCTCTACTCTTCAGCAAACAGGAGCCGGTCTTGAAGTAAATGCTCCTAATGGTTACCATCCGCTTATAATAAAGCATAACGGAACTGAGCTTGTAAGATTTAAAAATGACGGCAACGTTGGTATTGGTACTACTAGTCCGGGCGCTAAACTGCACGTATATTCCTCATCTTCGGGAGCAAGCGCCTATGCATTGAATGGTGTTGAAATTGAAAGCAATGGTGTAACTGGCATCAACATACTTTCTCCAAACACTGGTTATGGTAGAATTTATTTTGGAGCGCCAATCAGTAATACAGCTGGAGCAATAGAATATATTCATAATGCAACACTTTCTAGTGGATATATGAAGCTACGAGCTGGTGGCGGTGATAGAGTATTTATTCACGGAAATGGCAACGTAGGTATTAACACCGGTTCCCCTGAAGACAAGCTACACGTACTTGTAACCTCTACTAGCGCAGCGCAGGGTATTTACCTTGACTCAGGAAACGGTAGTGCTGGCTCTGCATACTTAAATGTAAGCACCACTAATGGTCCCGTCCTTACTGGCAATACAACCCCAGCAGGATTAGCACGTGAGGCGTACAAAGCATCACGGATGCAGTTCAACTCTCTCGGCTTTAAGTTTGAACACTCAGCAGAAAACACAACCAATGCAGCCCGTACTTGGTCAACCCATATGGTTATCAATGCCAGTGGAGATGTTGGTATTGGAACGACCTCGCCCTCCACAAAGCTTCACGTAGACGGTACGATAACTGCTCTTGGAATTAAAACCGAGAACCTACCGACAGTTATTGACAACAGCGGTATTGAGCCAGCGCAAGGAGAGGTTGAAGATATTGTTCAATTCAAGTGGAGTGGCACCGAGGTAGCCTCTATTGATACGGGTGGCTATGTAACCGCTACTGGATACAAGACGGGAGGCACTACTGGCTTCTTGAAGTCTGATGGAAGCGTAGACACAAGCACATACCTATCAAGTTCAACTCTATATAGCACTATTGCCTTTACCATCAATGGTAATGATGTTGAAATTGGTGACGAGGTATCAATAGGTTCAGGGTTATCGTTTAATGATACTACCTATACTATATCGTCTTCTGATACGCTAGACAGCGTTACTGGCCGTGGAGCTACTACTACTAATGGTATTGCGGTTGGTAATATCACAGTTAATAGTTCTGGGGTTGCTGCTAGTTACATATATCTGTTATCAAGCCCGACTGGAGAGTCTGAGCTTAGAATGGGTGATACTGATACGGATGCTGGTTCTATTGCCTATAACAACGCCAATAATTTTATGGCGTTTAGAACAAACGCTGCTGAAAAAGTACGAATAACTTCTGCCGGCAACGTAGGTATTGGAACTACTAGTCCAAATAGAAAACTAACTGTAGTTGGGAACGGTACTCTTTTAGGTTTGCAAAGTGACACTGTAGCTGGATATTCTGAAATGGAATTCACAGCCAATGGAGTTAATGGCGCATACTTTTTTAAAGCAAGTGCTGGATATAGCAGCTATGGAGGAGCCGGGGCAATGAACTACTACAATTTTGGTTCACACGCATTCCATTCAAATTCAGTAAACAACATACTGCACCTTACAGCAGCTGGCAACGTAGGTATTGGTACTACTAGTCCAGCAAGTAGCCTCCAGGTTGGAGGCACATCAGGGAGTAATTTTATAACTCTATCTGGGGCTAATACTAACGGAGAATATGGAATAAACTGGTCATTCAATCAACCAGGTACAAATATTTATAGCCAAGTAAAGCATAATTGGAACGATAGAGACACAAAAGGTCTTCAATTCAATACGCAAGCAGGGTATAGATTTAGCTTTAACGCCATAAATGGCACTGGAGTTTTTCAAGGTAATCTTGTAACAATATTAGGAACAGGAAACGTAGGTATTGGCACGACGAGTCCAGGTTACAAGCTTGACATACTTGGTAAGGTAGGATTCAACACAGACGGCACTATGCTGTGGGGTAATGCCTTTGATTATGGTAAGTTAACTTGGGACACTGGCAAAGCTATTGTTAGAGGTGAAAGTGGCAAAGCGCTATCTCTAGGAGCTAATGGCACGCAGGATTATGTGTACATAACTACTACCGGCAACGTCGGCATTGGTACTACTAGTCCAATTAGCAAATTGAATCTCAATGGAGGCACCGGTGATGGAGCTAGTTATGATGCTATATTCTCGCTTACTAGAACCTCAAGCACTGGGAACCAATTATCGTCAAAAATAGTATTAGATGACAAAGACACAAACTGGGGAAAGCTAATATTCAAAGTAAAGACAACGGCATCTGTTGCGGAACTTGACGCTTACTATACGGATGCTGTTACTATTGATAACCAAAATGCAAACGTCGGAATTGGTACGACTACACCTGCTTATAAATTAGATGTAGCTGGTGAGGGTAAGGTAACTGGGAAATTTAGAGTCGGTGGTGCAGTTATGTTAGCTGAACCTGGAACTGGAGTTTTACTATTTGGTTCAGAAGGAGGAAACCAAACCGCAATATACTCTGCAGGAGCTGAAGTAATAAGAATAAATACTGCCGGTAACGTAGGTATTGGTACGACGAGTCCATCAGAAAAACTAGATGTAAGTGGCAACATAAAGACGTCCGGAATTGTATATGTAAGCGCTACAGCATCAACAGCATTAAGACCAGCTGCTAATGACTGGATTGATATTGCTGAAATGGGCTATGGTGAAAACCACGGAAAAATTGCCTTTGAGTGGAATGCACTATCCGCACCATCATCAGCTCATCACGGATGGTTTGAGATTGAAGTTGGAACCTACTACAGTGCTTCATTTAACTACGGACAGGATACTTACGTTGAATTAACTAAGGCATTAGCTCATAACGATTTCTGGTTAAGTGCAGTCCGTGCAGTTGACTATGGAAGTACAGTTCGTATTCAAGTACAAGTTGGAAGGGCAGTAACTGCTGGTACATTTAGAAGCTTTGTATTGCATAAGAATCAGGGTACAGTAACATCATTAACCCCAGCTATAAACAATAACTCATACACTGTATTGGCTTTAGCTAATGTCGGTGATGTTGATGGTGATTATGTACAAAAGGCAATTGGTAATCGTGCAAGATTCTCTAAGTCTGTTGCGTTTGATGATAAAGTAGGTATTGGTACGACGAGTCCAAACGCTAAGCTTGAAGTTTACAACGGTACTTCTAGATTTTGGCACGGCGGCACGTCGCACTACACGGAGTTTAACAACTCTAATGAAATAAATGCATACGCTTCAAATGGTACCATATCAGGAATGTACCTCAACTGGGCTCCTGGTGGAAGTGTAAACATTGCTAGAAGCGCCATATATGCTCAAAGCGCAGGCAACGTCGGCATTGGTACTACTAGTCCGGAAACAAAATTGCACCTATATGAGGCTTCTGCATCTCCAACACTCTTAACGCTTCATAACCATCAATCTGATATTGTTCCTAATGGTACACAGGGCAACTTCATTGATTTTAAAATGACTGACACAAATGCCACCTTTACTCCTCAGGTAAGGATTGGTATGATTGTCAAGGACAGTGATGGTGATGGAGGTGTCATATCCGAAGGAACTGGAAACTTTGTCATATATACTGCTGAAGGGACTAACAGTACTGGAGGAGGTAGTTTGAACGAACACTTACGTGTAACCGATAAAGGCAACGTAGGTATTGGTACCACCTCCCCCTCTTACAAACTAGACGTTAACGGTAGTTTTAATGCAACTAATGACATCTCAACCTCATCAGGTAATGTTGTTGTACAGAACGGGGCGGGTATCTACTCTATCAAGTCTACTATTGGAACCTCTACCTCAGGAACCGCCTTCAGAATAGCGAATACGAATGACGTACAGGCCGTTAGAGTGACTTTCGTAGCAGAGACGGCCAACTACCAAGTGGCAAAGATTTACGAGGTTGTAAAGGCAGGAACCGCAGACCCAGTAGCCTTTAAGGTTGTAGACACTGGACCTGGTGGCGAGGAGGACTTCTCTGTATCTTTTAGTAATGATGGAGGTGACTTGCTTTGTACCGTTACAAACGACTCCGCAAACGAATCTTTAACATTAGTTACTACCATCTTTGTCGGTGGTTCAAATACTTCTCAAACAGTAAGCAATTCTTGATATGGCAAACACGTTCAATCATAACGATAAGGTAGTAATCACTGATGGTGGTAGTGTAGGTATTGGTACTACGAGTCCGGGCGCACGTCTTGAGGTTAAAGGTAATGGAACAGGAAAAATACTAATAGGTGATATAGGTGGATATGCAAACTATGCTGGTATATCATTAAACGGTTCAGCAGCAGCAGGTTACTATAATATATTGAGCAGAGCGTCTGATGGTACTCTATTGCTTAATCGTCCTTTTGGAGACATAGCATTTTGGGAGAATAACGCCACGCTCCATATGATTATAAAAGGAACTAGCGGAAACGTAGGTATTGGTACTACGAGTCCGTCCGAGCATCTTTCCATAGAAGGCACAGGAGACCAAGCGCTATCAATATATAGTAGCACTACAGGAGTTCAATCAACAGCTAGAACCTTTATCAAGTTATTTGGTCAAAATACTGCATCTACTAAGCACGAACAAGTTAGAATAGCATCTGCTCCAGGAGCAACCGCATCAACAGCAGGACAGTTAATAATCAGTACTAACAACACATCAGGTGATTTAACTGAGAGATTAAGGATAGATGAGATTGGCAACGTAGGTATTGGTACTGCGAGTCCAAGTAGTCCATTTACAGTAGCAACTGACGTTCGTGCTGATTCATTAACGGCAACGGATTTGCGTCCTCAGTCGCAAATAAATCTACTTGGTGGCGGAGGTGACTCTTTGTTTATAGGACAGTTGACAAACTCGACTGTCTATATGCAATCATCGTACTTCAATGCTACTCTTGCTAAATACCCAATATCAATCAACCCATTAGGAGGCAACGTAGGTATTGGTACTACTAGTCCGGGTTCAACTCTTTCTGTAAACGGAACGAACAGTGGTAGTGTACCCCTTCTTGACTTAACCGCTTCTGGAACTGGCGCTTTTCAAAGAGGCGTTAGAATGCTAAACACTGGTATGTCTGCCGGAGACAGCATTATGATGTGTGTAGGAAATAGAGACAACTCCAAGAATATGGGGCAGTTCTATTTCTACTATGCTGGAAATGCTTCAAACTCCAATAGAATATCTATGGGACTCCATAGTGTTGACGATGTATTTAACATCTTGGGCACTGGCAATGTGGGTATCGGAACAACAACTCCTGGCGCTAAACTTACAATAGGAACTCAGTCTTCTGGTCAGAATGGAACAGGAAACTCTAGTGATAATAGTATTATTGCTCGTATTGGCGCATCCCAAGCAGCCGGTAGGGTGTACGCTTTAACCTTAGCAAATACAGCAGCAGCAGCAGTAGGTAACGATGCTTCTCTTTCCTTTGTGACTGCAGAAAACTGGTCAGCGACTGGGGTTATTAGCGTTATAGCTAAAAACGCTTCAGCAGCGTACTCTGATATGGCTTTCTCTGTGTACAACAATGGAAACGTAGAGAGAATGCGTATTGTTGGGGAGACCGGCAATGTGGGCATTGGCACTACTAGCCCTGCTTATAAGTTGGAAGTATCAGGAGGCGCTATATCAATAAAAGGAAATGCTGCTGGTAACTCGCTTCGCTTTGACGACTCCGGTGGTACTTCCCGTAATGCAATGTACCTTGACACCTCTAACTACCTTAATGTTGGTAACTCCAACTACGCCGGCATCAAGCTATACCACACCGCTACTGCGCCACAAGCAAACGGATTAGAAGGTAATCAGATTGCAGAGGGTTACGGAATAACAGAAAACGGTAAAGTCCTTGCGGAGCCAGATGCTTGGTTGGCGGTTCGTATTGGAACAACAGACTACGCAATCCCAATGTACACCACAGGATGATAATGAAACCGCTTACATCAGAACTCCGCAAGGAGATTGAAGAATCAGGAGTTCCTCTTATAGAAATGTCTATGGGGGAATTCCAAGCTTCCATCACTGATGTGCATAAAGAAAAATTCATATATTTGTAACTCTAAAAAGAAGTAAAAATGGCTAACACTTATTCTTGGGACTGCAAAACTGTAGACACCTACCCCACACAAGACACATTCTCCGATGTCGTATACAACGTACACTGGCGCTTGACCGGCACGGATGATACTGGCGAACACTCTGCCACCGTTATCGGTACTCAGACAATCTCTGTAGAGACGATTGATGCTGAAACATTTGTCGCTTTTGAAAGCCTCACCCACGATGACGTTGTTGGATGGGTAGAGACTGAGATGGGCGAAGAGCGCGTCGCTGAACTCAAATCGTCAGTTGACTCACAGATTGCTGACAAATTGGCTCCTAAATCAGTCACCAAAACTATTGGTTCAGTTGGAGAGTTTATGCCATCTTCCGAAGAGGCATAATTTTTAGTTGAGTTTTGTTTTGATTAGAGAGGGCTGCCGTTTGGTAGCCATTTCTTTTTGTATATTATATTAAAGTTTATCCTTTTCTTGCGAATAATTGTTTGGCAGGGTTATTGATTAATTAATCCGTGAATAAAAAAAGCTATATGCATTTAAATAATATTTTTTTTTCATATATTTGTACCACAACTTTAAATTAAAATCAAATGGCTCAAGTAAGCGAAGAGCAGTTGAACTCTGCACGTGAAATCCGTGCGAAACAACAACAGATTCAAATGGAGCTGGGTGCGTTACACGTATCAGCTCAAGACATCGAAGCACGTCAAGAGGCTCTTGTGAAAGAGTTGCGTGCTTCAGGTGATGAAATCCAAGCATTGGTGAAGACTCTTGAGGAGGAGCACGGTGCTGGAACCTTGAACCTTGAGACTGGTGATTTCACGCCTGAGGGTCAATCTCAAATGGAGATTGTAGAGTAATGTAAAAAGGATTAGTAGATTGGTTCTTTACTATGGGGGTCGGCTTAATGCCGGCCCCTTTCTTTTTTATGTATCTTTGCGCTAGTCATATGCTTAACTCATTAACGTAGAAGAAATGCCAGACCCCAAGAAAAAAACAAACGCTACTAGCGTTTCAGGAATCGGACTTGGTACTGCCTTAAAGCAGCAGAACCGTATGACTCGTCAAAAGTATGACGCTATGTCTACTGAAGAGAAAGATGCTTATCACGCTCAAGTAACCGCTGAAGAAGAACAGGACGCATACAATAGAATCAATTCTATTGACCAAAACGACCCTCGAGCAGTTAGGGCTAGTGAAGACGCAGCAAGAATTGAGATGCGCAAAAAGAAAAATAAAACCTATAAGGATGTTTATGGCGTTGAGCCAGAAAGCGAAGACATAGGTGTTTTAGAAAAACGTGGATATTTCAGAATTGATTTTGGTGATGATGGGTTTAAGCACGGCGAGGTTTACTCTGGCGAGGCGGACACAAGGCGCCGAAGAGGGGAGTATTACCAAGGGAATTCCGGAGTAGGCGGCGCAGCTGGATATAGGAATTATCAAGAAAAAATATCAAGAATGGGTGCTGAAATTTTAGCACGAACAAAGGCTAAGAAAAATGGCCAAGAGTAAGACACAAGAGTACTACGACAAGAACCCAAAGGCTAAGGCCAAGAAGAAGGCGTACGATACTGAATACAATAAGAAGACTGTTAAGGACCGAGTAGCGCGCAATGCCGCGCGTCGTGCTTTAATCAAGGCTGGACAGGTTAAAATTGGAGACGGAAAAGACGTTGACCACAAGAACGGGAACCCGCTTGACAACAGGCGCTCTAACCTTTCCGTTATGGGAAAGAGTAGAAACAGAGCAAAGCACTAATTAAGCAATTGGGTCACGTAAATGTGACCCTTTTCTTTTTTATCTTTGTAACAATCAATGCTATCGCAATTTAA